GCGGCTGTTGCAGCACGGCGGGTGCCAGTGGCTATTCCAGCACGGCGGCAGCCACTGGGGCTTATTGCAGAGCAAAAGCAGATGGAAAAGACAATGTCGCAGTCGCAAACGGCGCGCACAGTAAGGCACGGGGCATTCTGGGCTGCTATCTTGTGCTGACCGAGTACGACGATGACGGCAATATGCTGTGGGCAAAGATGGCAAAAGTAGACGGCGCTCACATCAAGGAAAACGTCTGGTACACGCTCAAAAATGGTGAGTTTGCGGAGACAAAGCTGTGAAAAAGCACTGCAAAACCAAATTGAAAGAAAGGAGCAGGCCATGCAGAATCCGAGTCTTACGATAGGCGAATGCGTCCAGATCCTTCGGGACAACAACATCTCAAAGACCGAAAAGGTCTTGGGAGCACAGATCCAGGCGGGGCTATTTACCAGCTGGGCGATCCCGTCCGTAGGAACAAAAGAGCCCTGCCCTGACATCTCCCGCGCCGGATTTATGGCGTGGGTGAAGGATTTCTACAAGCTCGAAAAGGTATATACAAAGGAGGAACCAAGAGAATGAGACTCAAATCGTTTGTCGCCACCGGCACGGTAGGCCTGCTGGCCATTATCGGAGCGGCGCAGGTGTGGCGCTGGGCCTGCTCTTTGATGGCCGTTGCGCTGACCTACTGGGGCGGCTGGGACATCGCCGAGGCTGCGCATGCCGCGCCTTGGATTATTGTTGCATCCACTGCCGGGCTGGCAATGTCGTTTTATGGGATGCATGAGGACAACAAACGGTATAAGCGCAGCGGCTACGGCAAAATCGTCCGCAACCATGCCCGGAATCCGGAGTATCCGCAGGATGAGGAGAAGGGCGCATGAAGCTGGAAGAGTTGATTCGGCAGCAGGCCGAAGAGCACCTGAAAACAGCCACACGGCTTGCAACGGAGTCCGCGCTCACGGGAGACATCTGGCTGCGGGTCATCTGCCGGGAAAAATCAGAGGTCTATAGCGCGGCAGCAGATGGGCTGCTCACAGCCCTCCACGATGCGGAGGATGTCGCACATGGCTGATTACATTCACTATATCACATGGTACACCGTGTACAGCGCCAAGACCGGTGAGGTAGTGGCAGCGGGAACGTCCGCCATGTGCGCTGCGAAACTGGGATACAAGACCGCCAACAGTTTTGTGTCTTCTGTTGGACACCGACGCCATGAAAAAAGGCATCCGCACAAGTACATTTTTGAGCAGGAGCGCATTGATCGTGCGGAGGTTGACTGTCTCCCTCCGCTTCGCCGTTACTGCAAAAAGAAAGGCCGGTATACGAAAAGGAAGTGGGAATATGAACGGTAGATATATGCGAGCCGCAGAGATTCGCTGGAATAATCGACAGCCGGAACGGTTGCGGCACATCCATCGGAATGAAGCTCAAAAACAGCAGGCTTCATTCTGCTGCCATGCTTACCATAAAGGGAATCCTGGCAGATGCGATAAACTGGTTTTTGCCGGTTTTGACCCCGTGTTATCAAGTGTGCAGGCTCAGCATTGGGCGGACGAAAACTGGCCGCTTTATGACCATATCGACGTCTTGGATTCTTCTGGCCGCAAGATTTACGGGAGGTAATACACATGAGTCAGACGTTAGCCCGCAGAGCGCGAATCAAAGACCTTTCTAACAAGGCCGAGGGCATTTTCCAGTACGTTGGGAACGACAATGTGCTGTTCCGGCTCATCAGTACCGGCAACAAGCTCACCAGCGACGTCAACTATGCTGTGGCTCTGTTCACCGGCTTCGCCCGCAGCCATCAGCTGGGCAGTCAGGAGACCCGCCGCACAATCGACTCGATTTATCGCCGGGTCGGTGAGCTCATGTGCCTCATCGACATCGTTCATGCCGCTGCCGGCGAAGAAATCATGCCTGAGCCGTATGAATCCATAGATTTTTGTTACATGACCGAGTACCGCACCATGCTACGGGAGGCCGTCATTCGTGGGATGCCGGACGACTACAAAGGCCCGGCGCAGAACCCCTACACTGTCAGCCTTGTGCAGCCGGGCGTTGGCCACGGTAATGGTTACACACTGGACGAGTACGATGACGATTTCTTCGCCCGATTTACTCGCAGAGAAGAGTCGCGTGACCGGAAGCTCGTCTTCCGCTGCACTAAATCCGAGCTTGACGCCATCAAGCGTTACGCCAATATCATCGATATTAAATTTACCGAGGAGGAAATTCATCATGCCTGAGAAAAACCAGACCCCTATCGAGATGCTCGACCAGAATGCAGCTGTCGTCCAGAGTGCAGAGGCGCCTGCGCCTGCAGCACCTATCCAGTTGCAGCAGCGCCAGAGCTACGCCGAGAAGGTGCAGGGATTGACCGTTGACGAGCGCAACTGGATGCTTGCAAAGTCTAAAGCCGCCGCTATGGCGCAGCTTCCCGCAGGCTTCTTGCCCCAGACCTACACCGGCAATCCCGGCGCGTGCGCTATCGCCTGCGAGATGGCCCTGCGCATGGGCGTTTCTCATCTCTTCGTCATGCAGAACCTTTACGTCGTCCATGGTATGCCCACATGGAGCGGCAAGAGCTGCAAAGCCCTCATCGACAACAGCGGCCAGTTTGCAGGCTGCACCCGCTACCGCATGGAGGGCGAAGAAGGCACCGACAACTGGGGCTGCCGCCTGATCGGCGTGGATAAGCTCACCGGCGAAAAGGTCGAAGGCCCGAAAGTCACGGTCAAGATGGCAAAGGATGCCGGGTGGTGGGACAAGAATGGCAGCTACTGGCCCAAGATGACCGAAATGATGCTCAAGTACCGCGCCGCCGCTTACTTTGCCCGCGCCGAGTGTCCGGAGGTCCTGATGGGCGCCAACATCGACTACGAGGTAGGCGCTGGCGACGCCGAGGAAGAGGGTGCGGCCCATGCTTAATGTTGTTGCGCTGATGGGCCGTCTGGTCTACGACCCGGAGCTCAAGACCACCCAGAACGGCACCAACGTGTGCAGCTTCCGCGTCGCGGTTGACCGCAACTTTGCCCGTCAGGGCGAGCAGCGTCAGGCCGATTTTATCGACGTCACCGCGTGGCGGCAGACCGCAGAGTTCGTCTCCAAGTATTTCCAGAAGAGCAGCATGATCGCCATCGAAGGCAGCTTGCAGACGACCTCGTACCAGGACAAGAACGGCAACAACCGCACCAAAGTTGAGGTCGTCGCCAGTAACGTGAGCTTCTGCGGCAGTAAGGCCGCAGAGCGGGCTGTCGTGAAGGATTTTGACCAGCAGAAGCCTCAGAGCGTACCGGAGTATTCGCAGGGCAGTGCAGACGACTTTTCGGTCATCGACGATTCGGAGGACTTGCCGTTCTAAACCGAGAGTTGAGCTATTTGGCTATACGGGCGCGCAAAGGAGGTGATCGAGTGGCACAGGACGATAAAAAGTCATTTGTGGCGTATCTGAGCTGGTTCGACGCGCTGGAAGAATACTCCGACGCAGAGGTTGGGCGGTTGATGCGAGCTCTTGCACGGTATGCCAAAACCGGAGAAGAGCCAGAATTTTCAGACCGTGGGATGCGTGGCAACTGGAAATTTATGTGCAGCGACGTAAAACGGGCGTCTGAAAAATGGGATGAAACCCGCAAGAAACGCAGCAACGCCGGAAAACGCGGTATGGCAAAGCGCTGGGGAAAGCCTGACGACATAACAAAAATAACAAACGATAACAATGTTAATGACGACATAACAAAAATAACTGTAGATGTAGATGTAGATGTAGATGTAGATGGGGATGTAGATGTAGATGGGGATGTAGATGTTGTAAAGCGCGATAACACCGCCGCTGTTGATATGGAGTTATCAAAAATCGTCCAGCATTACCAACGTGCTATCGGCGACTTCCCGCGTTCGGCGCTGGAAAAACTGCAAAAATGGCGGCAGGAGTACAGCACGGAGATGATTTTGCTGGCGATCGACAAGGCTGCAGAGGCCGGGAAGCGCTCGTGGAACTACATCAACGGCATCCTGTCTGGCTGGCAGCGGGACGGGATACGCACCCCGGGGGATGTGGCAGCGAATGAGCAGCGCCGACAAGAGCAGCCTCGCGGGAAACAAGCCACAGAAAGCACCGCAGAAGCATACGCAAATATTTTCAAGGGGGTGAAACCGTGACAGTGGAGATGATGACAAAGCTCCTTGCTGACGCTGAGGCCTATTTTGGACGGCCTCAGACCGCAGAGAACCGCACAAGCATCGCGGAGATCTGGGCGAACTCATCGCTCAAGGATGTGCCGGATGAGATGGCCTATAAGACATTCCACGAGGTGATTTCGGAGTGCAGCTGGCAGAGCCAGCTTCTCCCGGCGTGGAAAAAGGCCATCGAAAAGGCCCAGGGTGAGCAGATGCTGGCGAAGCACTGCCTTGCTGCCCGCACCCGGACGCTCAAGTCCAGGGCAGAAAGAAAGCTTCTTGGGCAGGAAAACCAGAACGGAGGACGAAATGCCTAGATACAAAGTCATCGTAGAGTGCAGTGGCCCGCACGGGAACGCGGCGCTTACATACCGCATTAACGCCGCGAGTCAGTTTGCGGCAGAGTTCCGGGCCTGCCAGCTGGCGGGCGACCATTACCCCGAGTATCGGGACATCAAACCGGTGAGGACGGAGGTGCTGAAAAATGGATGAAGTGAGGTTGATTAACGCAACTCCTCTTGAAAAAGAAATGCGAGAATATTCCCGGTATATTGGACTCGAAACCACAAACGAGTGCGAAAGCACCGCTGAATGTTGCGCAGATATGGTGAGCGAGGCGCCCACCATCGACCCGGAAACCCTGCGGCCGACATGGCGCGACCCTGAAAAGAACCCTCCGAAGGTCGAAACGGAAGTGCTCGTTTTGTACCGGCGTAATGGCTATATGGGCATTACAACGGCGCACTACGAGGACGGCAATGTTTTCTCCGAGGACAGCGAATGGAATTGGGAAGACCTCCCCGACTGGGGGACATACGACGAGGAACGGGACGACTACCGAATCCCGGAAGGCTGGTGGGAATACCGCCACTTCAACCCGGACGACGTTTACAACAACAAGATAGACTGCCCCGTGGTGGGCTGGATGCCGATTCCGCCGGAGGCGCTGAAAAATGACGATGACGCCGTGTAAAGACTGCCCCACTCGGCACCCGGTATGCCACGACACCTGCCCCACCAAGTACGCCGAGTTCAAGCGCCAGCGCGGCGCAGAAGCCGCTTACACACGAGAGATGCTGGACACAGGCAAAGTCTACCACTACGACCACGAGGACCGTCACCGGGAACGGGGCCGTAAGAAATACATGGGAGCGAACGGAGGTGCGGACAGATGAAGCGGACTGCAAGTAAATGGGTTGACCCATCAAAGAGACTGCCTCGTAGCCTGAAGCCCGTCCTCTTTGTAGAAAAATCGCTCTTCCACGAGGAAGCAGTGGTCGGATGCTATGACTCCACCTATAAATGCTGGACGATTTTAGAGCGTGGGTACAGCATCACAAGATCTATTCCAACCGAAAACGTGCGGTGTTGGATGCCGAAGCCCAAGCCGCCTAGAAAGAGGGAACCTGCAAAAGCGAACGGAGGAGCGGACAGATGAAAGTGCTTATCGCCTGTGAGGAATCACAGGAAGTATGCAAGGCATTTCGGGCAAAAGGCCACGAAGCCTACTCCTGCGATATTCAGGAGCCGTCCGGCGGACATCCCGAGTGGCATATCTTGGGCGATGCGCTCAAGGCTCTGGAGGGGGGGCGAGTCGTGACAATGGACGGCGTAACGCATGACGTTGGCAAGTGGGACTTGCTCATTGCACACCCTCCCTGTACGTACCTGAGCAACGCCGGCGCTTCTAGGCTTTACAAGATCATTGATGGAAAAAGTTACGTCGCTCTTGAACGTCTGAGCAAAGGCATGGAAGCAAAAGAATTTTTCCTCCGATTCTTGCAAAGCGGAATTTCGAAGATTGCTGTTGAAAACCCCGTGCCATCTGGCGTTTACCGCCTTCCGAGGTACACACAAATCATCCAGCCGTGGCAGTTCGGGCATCCCTTCCACAAAAAGACTTGCTTATGGTTAAAAGGTCTCCCTCCGCTAGAGCCTACAGAAATTGTCATGCCAACAATGTATTGGGTGCAAGGGCAAGGTCCGCGAGGGAAAGGCCACCCGGGAGGCCACAGATCGCAAAAAGAGCGAAGCAAGACCTTTCCCGGAATTGCAAAAGCAATGGCCGAACAGTGGGGGTAAAAAATGAAACTTGAAAAAAGAATAATCTGCTTTATCGTGTCAGCGGCATTGCTGATTGTGACGCTGTGGTTTACATCCTGTGGTGCGGCCACTGCCGAGGCAGGAGCTGAAAGAAAGCCATGCTACCATGTCAAGGTCTACTCCCCGGCAATCGAAAACGCGGGCTATGCCAGCAGAAGGAGACCGAAGTACACCATCACTGTAGACACTTTTAGCGATCTGGTTCCCACCGATACTTATAGTCGTGAAAGAGATTACCAACTTCTCCAAATTCCTCTTGGAGGTGGTCGCTTTGAGCTGGTGTCCACCTCGCTGGTTGAAATCGAATATTACTGAGGGAGGGCTGGAAAACATGAAAATCCGTTCGTTGATTTATTGGGACCCTGCGAAGAATAAACCCGGTTCCGCCGTCATTGAGATGACCGGCAAAGAAATCGTTATCCTGAACAACATCATCTGGGAAGCCGCAAAGGGGAAAGAGGGAAAATCTGGATCTCTGGATATGGCGAAATCCTTAATCTTACTGAACGCTCTTGTACAGCATGGGGGCCTTGACAGCGTGGATATTTTGGCTCTCAGCGATGTAGACGAGCGGCGCAACCGACATCAAGGAGGCGAAGAAAATGCCCAACAATAAAGCAGTTCTTTTAAGCATCCGGCCTGAGTGGTGCGAGAAGATTCTCAGCGGCGAAAAGACCGTAGAAATTCGCAAGACAAGGCCGAAGCTGGAACCTCCCTTCAAGTGCTACATATACTGCACTCTGGCCGGGAGTGACAGCCTGTTTATGGATGTCCTCAACCGGGATGTGACCGCGTGGAACCGTGGCGGATGGCCAGAAAAAAAAGGACGTGTCATTGGCGAGTTCACCTGTAAGAAAATTACCGGCCTAACCCATATTGGAGCAACGGGCAGCAGAGAGCCTGTCAAGCTATACATCGAAACGTCAGATTTGCAGTACGAAAACGCCGACGAACTGCTTCGAGCGGCTTGCCTGACCAAAGCACAGGCTGAAATGTATCTCAATGGCGGTGACGGATACGGCTGGAATATCTCTGACCCGAAAATTTACGACCGCCCGCGACTGTTGAGCAATTTCACAAGACTTCGGGCAACAAAATTTGGCTATGAACCTGTAGATATTGAGCGACCACCGCAATCCTGGTTTTATGTGGAGGACGGCAGATGAAATTAACCCTCTACGGCGACCCGCGCACCAAGAAAAACTCTGCCCGCATCCTCAAAAGCCGCTCAGGCGGGCGCTTTGTGGCCCCTAGCAAGGCTTACGTGGATTATGAGACGGACTGCCTGCGGCAAATCAAAAGGCCGCACAGCCCCATTTCTGACCGCGTGAACGTGAGGTGCGTGTACTACATAAAGACAGCCCGCCGGGTCGATCTGGCAAACCTCATCGAGGCGACCACGGACATTCTGGTGAAAGCCCGCGTGCTGGAGGACGACAACAGCCGCATCGTTGCCGCCCACGATGGCAGCCGAGTGGAGCTTGATCGGGAGAAACCCCGGGTGGAAATTGAGATTAAAGAAATGGAGGAGTAAAATGAATATTTGGATTGCTGCATTATGTTCGCTTGGCATACTTGGCGCGATCGCGATTCTTCTTGCGTTGAGTATATGCTTCATGGAATGGGTGGTTGACAACGACCACATGGAAGCTTGTTTGCTGGTTGCGATAGGCATTTACGCCGAAGGAGGCGTAGCATGACCCGCACATGGACACCTGACACCGACACGCCAAAGCCTGACGGCGGCGTGGACTACCGCACCGTCAAGGCGTGGTTTCAGCAGTGCCGCGACCTTGCGGCAGCTATCGAAGTCCAGAAGCAAAAAATACAGCGCATCCGGGACGTGGCAGAAAAATGCACTCAGAGCCTGAGCGGGATGCCTGCGGGTGGTGGCACTGGGGACAAGGTGGGCTTCGCTGTAGAGCAGCTGGACACCGAGCGCCGACAACTTCAGAGGATGGAGACGGACCTGTGCAATCTGCGTGTAGAGGCCACCCGGCGGGCATACTGCCTAATAGCCGAGCCGGAATGCGCCGAAGCGATTTGCGACCACTATGTCATAGGCAAGTCTCACAAGGAAATCGCAAAAGAAGTCGGCGTGGGCGGGTCAGATGTGGTCTACCGGCGAATCAAACGCGGATGCATGGCTCTGGCCGAGATATGGGACGAGTTTTCTGACGTGCAAAGTGTACAACATGCACAAGAAAACACAGCATGATTTTGGAAGGGGTCAGCTCTTTTCAAGTCTGCAAGCTTAGATGTAAAATTCTAATAAGCGGTTCAGCGCTAAGCGGTAGCCGCTTGCCACGCAGCCTCCAGAACGGTTCCTTCCTTGTGACAGGTTTTCATGCTTTCCTGTTCTCCTTCACCGTTTTGCGGGCTGCTTCTATGCGAGGTTTGAGAAGCCACATAACAGGTTGGCAGTTTTGTGGAACGGTTCGACTCCGTAACCTCGCACCGTATGACGCATGGACTCATCCCCCACAAAGCTGCACGCTTAACCTCCCGTGCCACGAGATAAAGCTTTGAATCCCCGAGGGTGTGGGTAGACTTCCCGACGGGATGTGCGTCAAACAACAGCCCTGGCGGAGAACCGGGGCTGTTTTATATGGCCGCCTGAGCGCAGTACGGAGCGCGTGTCAGCTGAGATATTGCTGGCCGGTTCGAGTCCAAGGGCGGCGTTTTATACTCCGGTAGCTCGAGTGGTAGAGCGGCGGTCTCCAAAACCGCATGTTGCAGGTTCGAGTCCTGCCGGGAGCGCTTGCATGATCTGACGAGAGCGGGAAGTGCAATAGCGGGGCATCCAGCCGCGAAAGTTCTGGGCGCAGAGGCTTTGTACCCGACAAGCAAAGCCTCTTATTTTGATATTCTGACCGTTCGGATTTTCCGGGCGGTTTTTCTTTTGCGTGAGTTTAGAGAGGTGGTGGCGGTGGCCTACAGCAAAAACAAAAGGATAGGAAGACCGCCCGTCTTTGAGAGCAAAGAAGAACTTGAGAAAAAAATCGAAGAGTTCTTCAAAAGTTGCGAAGGGAGCGTTTTGGAAGACGAAACCGGAAAGCCTGCTTTAGACAAATACGGGAACGTAATAAAAATCGACGAACGCCCCGAAACAGTCACTGGCTTGGCTTTGGCATTGGGGTTTAAGTCTCGGCAATCTTTAATCGACTATCAAGGCAAGCCCGAGTTTTCTGACACGATAACGCGCGCGAAGCTTCGATGCGAGAGATACGCCGAAGAACGGCTCTATGATCGTGACGGAAACGGCGGCGCAAGATTCAGCCTGCAAGTTAATTTTGGTTGGAGCGATAAGCCGAAAGAAGCGGAGCGGGAAGAGCGTCACGATGATGGTTTGATAAAGGCATTGAATGCTGCCGCAGACATCAGCCCGCCGGATGACGTGGAGATGTTGCCGGAGGAAGAGGACGACAATGCGGAAAAGTAACGGTTTTCGCTGGAAAGCCCTCAGCCAGCGGCAAAAGCAGGTCTTGAGTTGGTGGACACCGCAGAGCGCGTACAGCGGCTACAACGGCATCATTGCTGATGGCGCTATCCGATCGGGCAAGACCTTTGCCATGAGCTTCTCTTTCGTCCAGTGGGCTATGACCTGTTACAGCGGCCAGCAGTTTGCCATGTGTGGCAAGACCATTGCCAGCTTCCGGCGCAACGTGCTGGGCACACTCAAGCAGCAGCTTGCAGCCCGTGGCTACAACGTCAAGGAGCATCGGGCAGAAAACTGCATGACCGTCAGCAAGAGCGGCCGAACCAACGAATTTTACTTTTTCGGCGGCAAGGATGAGAGCAGCCAGGACCTGATCCAGGGCATCACCCTTGCCGGGGCGTTCTTCGACGAGGTAGCCCTGATGCCGCAAAGCTTCGTCAATCAGGCCACAGCCCGTTGCTCTGTCACCGGGTCAAAGTTCTGGTTCAACTGCAACCCGGGCAGCCCGCAGCACTGGTTTTATCTCGAGTGGGTGCGCAAGTGCCGTTCCCGCAGGATGATGTATCTCCATTTCACGATGGACGACAACCTGTCACTTTCCGAGGACATCAAAGAGCGCTACCGTAGCCAGTACAGCGGCGTTTTCTACCAGCGCTACATTCTGGGCCTGTGGACGGTAGCCGAGGGCCTTGTATATGACATGTTCGACCGCAAGAAGCACGTCGTTGATGTGCTGCCGGAGCTGTCTCCAAAGAGCGCGTATGTGGCGTGTGACTTTGGTACCCAGAACGCAACGGTTTTTTTGCTATTCCAGAAGCAGGCAGATGCAGACTGCTGGATCGTCACCCGGGAGTATTACTACAGCGGCCGCGAACAGAAGCGGCAAAAGACCGTTGGCGAGTACGTCACAGACCTCAAAGCGTGGCTGAATGGGATCAAGCCGGAAAGGGTCATCGTTGACCCCTCTGCCCTGCCCCTGATTACAGAGCTGCGCAAAAACGGCTTTACCCAGACCCCCGCAAACAACGATGTTCTGAGCGGCATTCTGGACGTGCAGACCATGCTGCAGACCGGGAGGTTGAAGATCTACAAAGACTGCAAGCACACGCTGGAAGAGTTCGGCGTGTACGCTTGGGATCCAGATAAAGACGACACCGTGCTGAAGGTCAACGACCACTGCATGGACGCTATCCGCTATTTCGTGCGCACAAAGCGCCTTGTGAAACTGAGGGATTGATTTTGAGCACTGTATACACATTCCAGACCTTCCAGCAGGCGCAAGCCGCCGGGGAACAGCCTGATTTCATCCGGCGGTTCGTGCAACAGCACTGCGCTTCCAAGCCCTACAAGATGGCTCTGGACGCAGACCTGTACGATGCCCAGAAAAATCCGGGGGCTGAACGCTTCGCGCAGGCTTACGCTTTAATGCTGAAGCGCCTATCCAAAAACACCAGGCAGGACACCCCACACCCCGATATGGTCAAGAGCAATCTTTTCCGGCGGCTCAACAAGCAGCGGGCGACCTACTCCCTCGGAAACGGCGTGGTCTTTGCGGACGATGGCGTGGACAAGGGGAAGCTTGGGCAGAACTTTGATGAGCGGATCCAGAAAGCCGGATATTTCGCCCTGATCCACGGTGAGAGCTTTGGCTTCTGGAACAACGACCATCTGGTGGTTTTCAAGCTGACCGAGTTCGCGCCCCTGTACGATGAAAAGACGGGCCTTTTGCAGGCGGGTGTGCGCTTCTGGCGGCTGAATCCTGACACGGATATGCACTATATCCTGTACGAGCTGGACGGCTTCACTGAGTACACGGAAAGCAAAATCGGCAATGTGATGCAGGAGACAACGCCGAAGCAGGCATACAAGAGCGTGACCGTCACCACACCCGGCGGCGGGCTGGAAAGCGTGGAGGGCGAAAACTACAGCGCTCTTCCCATTGTGCCGCTGTGGGGCTCAGACCTGCACCAGAGTACCCTTGTGGGTCTGAAAGCCTACATCGACAACACCGATTTGGTGATGTCCGGCTTCTGCAATGACCTGCATGACTTTTCGGAGATCTACTGGCTGTGTGAGAACTTCAACGGCATGACCGATGACGAGCTGCAGGAGTTCCTTGTCAAGCTGAATCTGTACCACATTGCAGGCGCAGACACCAGCGAGGGCGGCAAGATCACCCCCTACACCACCGAGATCCCTGTGACGGCCCGGCAGGCTCTTTTGGAGCTGCTCCACACCCGGGTGTATGAGGACTTCGGCGGTCTGGATGTGCACTGCGTCAGCGCGGACAGTACCAACGACCATCTGGATGCGGCCTATGAACCGCTGAACCAGAACGCGGACGACTTCGAGGCGCAGGTCAAGCCGTTCATCCGGCAGATCTGCGCACTGGCTGGCTTTGACAATGCTATGCCGGCATTCAACCGCAGCAAGATCACCAACACAGCTGAGCAGGTCAGCATGGTGATTTCCGAGGCCGCCATCATCGGGCAGGACATGGCAATCGACCTGCTGCCCAACCTGACCCCGGAACAGAAAGAACAGGCCAAGGCCGCGCTGATGGCCGAGAGCGCAGCCCGTGAGACCGTGGACGAGGAGGAGGACGAAGACGATGGCGGCAGGTGAGACTTACGAAGAGTTCACGGAGAAGTTCAAGCCGAAAAAGACCACTGACGACTGCTATACACCGCCTAGCGTGTACGCTGTTATCCGGGACTGGGCCTGCAAGGAGTACGGCATCGACCCGGCCAAAATTGTGCGCCCATTTTACCCCGGCGGAGATTATGAGCACTACGACTACCCGGAAGGTGATGTGGTGCTGGATAACCCGCCGTTTTCCATCCTGTCTAAAATCTGCACGTTTTACCTCGATCGTGGAATCCCGTTTTTCCTGTTCGCTCCATCACTGACGGCGTTTTCTGGAAGGGCAAATGCTATGCGGATGAACCATATCATTTGCGACTGTAATATTGAGTACGAAAACGGCGCAATCGTCAAAACGAGTTTTGTGACCAGCTACGGAGGGGACATCATAGCGCAGACCGAACCTCGCCTGACGAAGCTGGTAAACGATGAGGTGGAGCGCCTGCAACGCACCAAAACGGTACAGCTGCCAAGGTATACATACCCGGATCATATTGTAACGGCTGCATTGCTTCAACGATACAGTCATTACGGTGTGGGTTTCAAAATTCACAAAAAGGACTGTACCCCAATTTCTTCTCTGGACGCACAGCGCTCTACCAAGAAAACCATATTTGGCAGCGGGCTGCTTCTGTCTGATCGCGCTGCGGCTGAGAGGGCTGCGGCTGAGAGGGCTGCGGCTGAGAGGGCTGCGGCTGAGAGGGCTGCGGCCACAAAATGGGAGCTGTCCGCCCGGGAGCGTGCCATTGTGGAGTATTTGAACAGCCATGAAAAAGAATGACCGTGACCGCATCTCTACCCGCCAGCTGAACCGCCTACGCCGCCGCATTTTGCGGGTGTACGGCAATGCCCGCCGGGAGATGCAGGAGCAGCTGACCGAGTTTCTGGCAAAGTACAAAGCGCTGGACGAGCGCAAGCGGGCGCAGCTGGACGCAGGCGAGATCACCGAAGAGGATTACCGCATCTGGCTGCAAAATCAAGTCTTTCAGTCCGATTTGATGCACACCAAGCTGGACGGCATCACGCAGACCTGCACCACAGCCCAAGAGACGGCCTACAAGCTGGCCCGGGACGAGCAATACAATATCTTTTCCTTTGGCGCAAACTGGGCTTTCTACGAGCTGGAACAGGCCGCAGGCGTGACGTTCGGGCTGACCCTGTACAACACCGAATTGGTCAAGCTGCTGTTGAAGGAGAACCCCCGCATGGTGCCAAACAAGCGCATCAAGAGCGAGAGCAACCGCACCTATGACGCCCGGGTGTTCAACCGCTACGTCATGCAGGGCATCGTGCAAGGCAAGAGCGTCCACGACATCGCCGTGCAGGCCGTCAACGGCATGGCTGATACAGAGATCCACTGGGCCATGAACAACGCCATCACAGCCCTTACCAGCGCCCAGAACGCCGGGGCTTTGCAGCAGATGCGAAACGCCCAGGCTTTGGGCATCGAGGTCAAAAAGCGGTGGAACTCAACCCACGACTACCGCACCCGTGAGATGCACCGCCTGCTTGACCAGCAGACGGCAGAGCTCGACGAGCCGTTCAAGATTATGGGTTACGAGATTCAGCGGCCCGGCGACCCCAATGCAGCCCCGGAGATGGTCTACCACTGCCGCTGTGTGCTGTCCTCTGCGCTGGGCAAGTATCCCCGGCAGAACGCCATGCAGCGGGACAATGTGACCAAAGAGACCACCCCCGTCGTGGATTACACCGAGTGGTATAAATCCAAGGGCGGAAATGAAGCCGAGCAAATGTGGTGGGCAGAAGAGAGAAAACGGAGAAAGGAGAGCGCAAAGCATGAAAAATAAGAAGTTTGGGATTGTCGTAATCAACGATGACTTTTTCTTGAACTTTTGCCGTGATTTTAAGCCTCCGTGTGGTTACATTAAGCCAAAACACGCGCGGCCTTCCTACGGAAATGGCGCAAAGCCGCATGGAGCACACAAACGCCTTATTAGGACAATGGAAGGATTCAGAAAATGAATGTCTTAATGTCAAATGCTGATTATGCGCCGTGGCTTATGGATGCGCTCAAGCTGATTGAAGAAGAGAAGGTCAAAAAACTTGCAGTAGTAGGCATTACTGCCAAAGGTGAGGTCATGACCGGTTATTATCACATGGAAATGTCCGATAAAGCTCTTGTTTCTGCTCATATGCAGGCTGACGCTGTACTGGATTCGGTTTGTTCCAACGGAGAGCTGATCCAAAGACGTTGGGCAGAGCAGGAGGAAGAAGGGGAAGATGCCGATGAAATTTGAATACGACATCAAATTCACCGACAACGCCCCGCAGCTGCATGAAGCGCTGGACTCGTGGGCGGAGCGGGTGCTGACCATCTGGGGCATGAAGGTGCAGGACTACGCCCAGCTTCTTGTTCCTACTGGAACGGCAGACAGCACGGGCATAGAGGGCTATGTGGGCGGTGCGCTCAAGCAAAGCCTGACCTTTGCCCTCGACCTCGCAAAAAAGACCGTGACCATCGGCAGCAACCTGTTTTACAGCGTCTATGTGGAGCTTGGCACGGGCATCTTTGCCGAGAAGGGCAACGGACGCAAAACGCCGTGGGTCTGGAAGGACTTCAACGGCAAGTGGCACTTTACCCGGGGCATGGCGCCCCGCCCGTTTCTTCGCCCGGCGGTGGAAGAACACATTGATGAGCTGCGAGAAATCGCGGTGGAAGAAGGAAACCGGGAAAACTAAATATATCATTGACTTTTGTGTAACCAAATGTTATAATAATTATGGTGACACAAAAGTGAGGTGATTTATATGTCGCCTAGAACAGGACGGCCAACATCAGACCCTAAGACCCATGACACACGAATTAGAATGTCTGACGATGAAGTTCGTATGTTGAATATCTGCTGTGAAAAAACTGGCTTAACAAAAGCCGATGTTATTCGCAAAGGCATAAAGGAATTATACGAACGCCTGACAAAATAATAAGCTCTCGCCCGATGATTGGTAGTCGGCGGGCGAGAGCTTGCAAAGCACCAGAGGTTTCCCTTTGGTAAATCCATTATACCAAACTGGGCGACCTCTTACAAGTGAATAAGAGGTATTTTAGCAATGGAAACACCAAAAATCACGAAAGTGGAGCTTGAACTGGATGCTGTTTCTGGTGAACTCCGAGTAATGCACGACCTGTTGAACATCTTTGCCAACTGGTTTGAGGAAACGCACAAGACCGATATGATCAAGCGGGAGCGCACCAGCGAGCTTGTGAGCCAGATTTGGAGAGAAGCCCCGATGTACAACTCCATGCTGACGGCCTTGTTCGCATCCCTTACTGGGTTGGAAAAGGAAGTAGATGCAGTGCTGGAAGCGGAGATTGCGAGGGTCAGCAATGGATGCTAAAAAAGATATTGAAGGGAAAAGATTTGGCAGATTAATTGCGATAGAGCTTGTTCCGGGAAATGGACGTTCCAGATGGAAATGTGTTTGCGACTGCGGTAATACTATAGAAGCAAATCGAACCAATTTGGTATCTGGAAATACCAAAAGCTGTGGATGTTTAAGAAAGGAAACTTCACGAAAAAATGTAGAAAATCACCCATTTACTAAAAAGCATGGGAAGCACGGAACCAGAATATATGAAACGTGGGCAAATATGCTTTCTAGGTGTAGAAATCCTAAAATCAGATCGTATAGAGATTATGGATCCAGAGGAATCAAAGTATGTGAAGAGTGGCTTGAATTTGAAAATTTCTATAAATGGGCGTTATCATCGGGGTATAAAGAAAATTTAACGATTGACAGAATAGATGTTAATAAGGATTATTCACCAGAAAATTGCAGATGGGCAACAACAAAGCAACAGGCAAGAAACAAAAGAACATCTGTTTTTATTACTTATAAAGGAGAGACCAAGGTATTAAAAGATTGGGCGATAGAGTATAAAATAGACAGCTCAACGCTAAAAGGAAGAATTTCGAGAGGATGGAGAATTGAAGACGCACTAACAAAACCGGTAAAAAGTAAATTTTTTTGGAAGAAGCTCACATTGTGGGCTTCTTCTTTTTATACCCCAATTCCAATATATGCCGTTTTAGCTCAGTCTGGCAGAGCACCGGACTTTTAATCCGGGGGCCGTGGGTTCAAGCCCCACAAGCGGCACCACACCGGCAGCACGTCCGGCAAATAAACCTTATTGCCAAGCATGGCAGCCCGAGCAAGGGCAGAAAGGACTATCACATGGCACTCAAAAGAGCTGACATCCGCACGATTCTGGAGAACCCCGAAACCTCCAACGATGACAAGGCCAAGGCCATTCTGGACGCCCTGCACAAGGAGACAGACGAACTCAAGGACCAGCTGGATGCAGAAAAAACAGCCCGCACACAGGCCGAGAAAGACCGGGACGCAGCCAATGGCGACAAGCAGGCCGCTGAAAAGGCGCTGACCGACTACAAGGCCCAGCAGACCCAGAAGGACACCCGGGCCACGAAAGCAGCGGCATACAAGCAGTTGCTGAAGGACAATGGCGTGCTGGAAAAGCACTTTGACCGCGTTGTAAAAATGACCGGCGCGGACATCGACGCTTTGGAGCTGGACGAGAACGGCAAGGTCAAGGACGCAAAGAAGTTCATGGACAGCCAGAAAGACGTGTGGGGCGACTTTGTGGCTACAACCACGACCACCGGCGCAAAGGTAGACAACCCGCCTACCAACACCGGCTCCAAAATGACCAAAGACCAAATTTTTGCAATCAAGGACGCTGGCGAACGCCAGGCCGCGATTGCTGCAAATGCCGACCTTTTTACGGGCGGCGGAAAGGAATAACACATGGCAGCAAAAGAAAACCTTATCGTAACTACCGACATTACCGTCAACCCCCGGGAAATCGACTTCGTCACCCGTTTCCAGCGCAACTGGCAGCATCTGCGCGACATCATGGGCATCATGCGCCCCATCCGGATGCAGCCCGGCACTACCCTCAAGAGCAAGTATGCCGAGGGTACGCTTCAGAGCGGCACTGTTGCTGAGGGCGAGGAGATCCCCTACAGCAAGTTCACCGTCAAAGAAAAGACCTATGCTGACATTACTGTCGAAAAGTTCGCCAAAGCCGTCTCTCTGGAATCCATCAAGAAGTACGGCTACGATGTCGCCGTTCAGAAGACCGATGACGAGTTCCTGTACCAGCTGACCGCGAACGTCACCGACCGCTTCTATAAGTACCTGAACACCGGCACCCTGAAAGGCACCCCCAAGACCTTCCAGATGGCTCTGGCGATGGCAAAGGGCAGCGTTGAGGACAAGTTCAAGAACATGCACCGCACCGTCACCGGCGTCGTTGGCTTCGCCAACATTCTTGATGTGTACGAGTACCTGGGCGCGGCCAACATCACCGTACAGAACCAGTTCGGATTCCAGTACATCAAGGACTTCATGGGCTACAACACCATCTTCCTGCTTTCCAGCGGCGAAATCGCGCGTGGAAAGGTCATCGCAACCCCGGTGGACAACATCGTCCTGTACTATGTTGACCCCGCCGACAGCGACTTTTCCAAGGCCGGACTGGTCTACACCACTGCGGGCGAGGCAAGCAATCTCATCGGCTTCCACACTCAGGGCAACTACCACACCGCAGTCTCTGAGAGCTTCGCCGTCATGGGCATGACCCTGTTCGCTGAGTATCTGGACGGCATCTCTGTCCAGACCATTACCCCGGGTGAATCGGTCTGACCTGCAAGGGGGTGACTTTGCATGACCGTCCCTGAGCTGTGCGCACTGACGCACAATTTCTTTGACCGGGCAGACGACCCCATTGCCGGGGAGTTTGTCTTTGAGCCGGATACCGTTCCCGCCGGGGTAGTCCCGGGGCAGTATTTCCTCGTGTGCGGCTCTATCTTCAATGATGGCGTACACAAAGCCGGGGACGGTGATTTGGTAGCAGAGACTTTTAACGGCACGGTGCAGCCTATGCGTGTGCCGCCCGCTTTTGCGGCACTGGCCCAGAAAATCGACGCATACGACAAGGCGATGCCATCCGGCGGCGTGTATGTGTCCCAGTCCTTTGCCGGGTGGTCTGGCACGATGGCTACAGGCACGGACGGCCTGCCCGCCGACGGCAAAACCCGCTATAAATCCGAGATCAATCAGTGGAGGAAGATGTGACATGGTCAACGCGTTCACTGCATCCACCGTGATGCAGAGCTTCACGAAAAAATACCGTTTTCAGACCCGCAGCTATGAGCCGGACGGCGTCGGCGGCTTTGTGTCTGGCTGGACGGACGGCCCGGAATTTGAGGCTGTAGAGCGCCACGATACCACCGTGGAGGCTCAGGTTGCAGAGCAGGCGGCTACAGCGTCCACCTATACGCTGCTGGTCAACACCGGTGTGCCTCTGGCTTTCCCGGACTACATCAAGCGGGTGAGCGACGGGCAGACCTTTCAGGTGACGAGTGCAGCCGATGAGGGCGGCGCTCCGAAAGAATCCGGCATGGGCCTGCGGGCCGTGAAGTGCAAAAAGGCGGTGCTGCCGTAATGGGGCCGTCTGAGAGCATCAACCGGGCGCTGAACGCTTTTTTCAACGGCTTTGGCATCCCGGGCTACCTGGAAGATAACATCCCTCCCGGCGCAGAACTGCCGTATCTGACCTATCAGCCGACAATTCCTGGCGGCTGGAATGAGTCCGGCACCTTCCACGCCCGGCTTTGGTACCCGAGTGCCAAAGGCCGGACGCCTATTTTACAAACTGAAGACAAGATAAGCGCAGCCCTTGCAGATGGCCTGACCATCGAATGCGGGGACGGCGCTATTCTTTTGCGCAAAGGCAGCCCGTGGGCGCAGCCGCTCGACAACCCGCCCGAGGGCTATCTGTGCGAATACCTCAATTTTGAGCTTACACGGCTTGTCCCGTGAGAAAGGATTCTTTATGCCTGAAACTCTGGCAAAAAAGTTCGCGGTCAATGTGCTGACCCCGGATGCGTTCAAGAGCATCCCGAAAGGCTCTGGCAATCTGCTTTCCACATTCGACCTTTCCACCCCCAAAATCGACAGCACCAATGTCGTATGCGCCACGCAGGGCGGCGTGACCATCTCCTACAGCAACAGCATGGAGGATACGCTGGCCGACATCGACAACGCGCCCACCAACACCAAGCAGGGCAATGAGGTCACCGGAACCACCGCCACCATCGCCTTTACTACTCCCAACGCAAGCCCCGACGTGCTCAAGCTGGCTATCGGCACGGCCGACATCGACGCGGACGACCCCACCCATGTGGTCCCCCGCATCGAGGCGGCTCTGAAGGACTACAGGGAGCTGTACTGGGTTGGCCCTATGATCGGCGGCGGCTTTCTGGTTTGCAAAATTTTCAACGCCCTTTCTTCCGGCGGCCTGAGCCTCAAGACGGCTCACCGGGGCGGCGGCTCCATGCAGATCACTCTCACCGGCTACGCTGACCTGGAAAACCCCACTCGGGCCCCCATGGAATTTTACTCGATCGTCAAGGCCCCGACCGGGGACTAAGGAGGACATATGCGCAACATCATCGATCTCGACGGCACCGAATACCTCAAGCGCACCTATGAGTGCGCACAGGCTTACAAAAAGTATGTGGCAGACTCCGGCGTGATGGACATTCTGGGCCGCGAGCCGGAGCTGACTGGCACGGAGACGGACGCAGAGCGGCTGGAAAAGCGCCAGGCGCAGGCGGCCAAGAACGCTGTGGACATGACCAAGCTGCTTTACACGGACAAGGCGGACCTTACCCTCGGTATCCTGCCCCTGTTCGTGGTGCTGGACAAGGGCGAGGAGCAGCCGCCCACCCGGGTGCTGGCCTCTGCCATGAGCCGGGCGCTCCGGGACGTGGATTTCATGGATTTTTTTCAGTCCTTGATGTGATCGGCGCGGACGGCTACCGGCGGCTGGCATCCACCATCCGGCTGGATATGCTCCGGCTGCTGGGCAAGCCGTACATCATGGAGCATATCCGCGCCGAGGTGCGCAGGCATCAGGAGGCACAGCTTTTCCGGGACTATGTGGCCGACGCCATCGGGCAGTATCTCGGCATCCAGCCCCTTTACTCCGGGCTTGCAGCCCGGCATTTCCCCCTGCTGCACACAAAAGAAGACACCCGCACGGCGGAGCAGATCACCGCCGACAATGCAAAAGCTCTGGCAGAGCTGTGCGGAGGAGGTGAAACGCCCTGAACATCTTTAATCTGGAGGCGACTCTGTCGCTGGATGATTCCGCCTACCGGCAGAGCATCCAAAACGTGCAGAACAGCACCAAAAGGGCTGTCACGGAGCTGGGCTCCGAGTACAGCAAAGCGGCGCAGAAAGTCGCCGAACTGACAAAGCGGTACAACGAATCGGCTGAAAAGACCGGGCGCACCTCTGCGCAGACCAAGGAGCTGAAAGCTGCTCTGGCCTCTGCCCGGGCTGAGCTGAAAGAGACCACCTCGGCCCTGAAATCAGCGAACATCGGTATGACGGAGTTTGGCGGTTCATCTGAGACCGCCAGCGGCTCCCTCACCGGAGCCATCACCAAAGCCAACCTGCTTACCGGGGTCATCTCCAAAGTAAGCTCCATGGCCCTGTCTGCGGCCAAGGATTTTATCCAGACCGGCATCCAGTATAACGCCCAGCTGGAAAGCTATACCACCGGCTTTACCAACATGCTGGGCAGTGCGGAGGCGGCCAAAGCGGCCATGGACGCTATTCAGGAGGATGCCGCTCGCACCCCATTTGATGTGGCGAGCCTGACACAGGCCAATCAGCTGCTCATCAGCGCCGGTGAAAACGCGGGTTATTCCCGCAAGGTCATCATGGCGCTGGGCGACGCTGTTTCGGCTACAGGCGGCGGCAATGCAGAGCTGTCCCGCATGTCAGCAAACTTGCAGCAGATCGCCAACGTGGGCAAGGCGTCCGCTATCGACATCAAGCAGTTTGCCTATGCGGGCATCAATATCTATCAGGTTTTGGCCGACTACACCGGAAAATCGGTGCAGGAAGTCCAGAAGATGACCATCAGTTATGATTTGCTGTCGCAGGCTCTTATCGCGGCCAGCGAAGAGGGCGGACGATATTACAACGCCATGGACACCCAAAGCCAGACCATGAATGGACGGGTATCCACGTTGAAAGATAACGTGAGCCAGCTGGCGGGTCTTATGACGGGTGACTTGAGCAGCGGAATCGGCGTGGTCATCGGCAACCTGAACGATATGGTGGTGGCTGCGCAGGACGCTTACAAAAAGGATGGGTGGAAAGGTCTCGGCGAAGCGATTCTCGGTCTGGACAACCCGATCAGCACCATCATCAGCAGTTTTGGCAGGCTGGGTTCTGCGGCTGTAAGCGCTCTGGATAGAGCAAGTTACGCCCTAAACAAGGCCCTTGGCAAAACTGCCTACTCCGATTATGACAGCTACGAGGACTACCGCGCATCGACGGACCGGCAGAACTCCCGCGACCGCCGCAGGCAAGCAGCGCTAAATGGCGTTGGCATCAGCAACAAGAGCTGGTCTGAGCGGCAGGCTGAGCTTGCTGCTGCCGCTGGCTCCGGCGGCAGTTCAATCCCCACTGGCGGTAGCGGTGGGAGCTCTTCCGGCGGCAAGCCTGGCTCAAAGTCCACCACCGAAACGGTCATTTCGTCCATCTCCAGAACGGCTACGACTACCGCTCAGAATGCCCTCGGCACCGTGACCACCAGCATTCAGACTCTCACCGAAAAGGTCAAGGACAGCGCGGGCAGCATCAAAGACCGAATCACCGAGACCACCACCACGACCGGCAAGGAGATGGTCGATGGCATCGAGACCACCTATAAACAGGTGGAGACCAAGGTTAACGGCGTGGTGACCAAAACCACAAAGACATACGACGATATGTCGAAAACGCTGGCAGCCACCCTGACCCGCACCACCAGCAAGGTAGAGGGCGGCGTGACCACCGCGATCCAGGAGGTCACCAAAAAATACGCCGACGGCAGCGAGCACATCGAAAAGACCGAGACCATCACCGAAGAAAACATCGTCGATGGCGTGGCCCGGACCACCAAGACCATCAACACCTATATCGACGGTGTGCTCCAGAACACCAAGACCGACACCGAAGAGGCTGAAAAAAGCATCCAGGCTGCGCTTTCCCGCACCGAAAAGTATATCTCTGAGATTCAGGAGCAGTCTGACAAAGGCATTTTCGGGCTGGTGAAGTCTCTCTTTATCGACATCAAGAACAAAGACGGCAAGGCCATTGCCGGGGATGTGGTAAAGGTCATTTTCGGGCAGGTGACGCAAGAACAGCGCAACACCATTCTGAAATGGGCAGACGATGCAATGACCGCCATCAACGAGCACTACGCGCAGGGCGGCATTCAGGGGGCGTTGCAGAGCATTGCAGACCTCTTCAGCAACGGCATCACCCCGGCGATCGACGGCTCCACCCAAAAAGTGAAGAGCTTTGCCGCCGTCCTGAAGGGTCTTTCCGGCACCGGAGGCTCTGGCGGCATCGTCAGCAGCATCATCAAGCTGTTCGGCGGCGGTACGAAGGCTGCGGCGGCTGCCGGTGAGGCCGGGGCAGGGCAGGCCATTGCGTCCGCGGCGAGCGGAGCGGCCTCCTTCTTTCCGGAGTGCCTTGCTGTGCTGGCCGCCATCGCAAATGGCGTTATCGGCTTCAAGATGGGCCAGAACGCCCGCGCCCGCGAGGATTCCGGCGAAGAGCGCTCTCTGGGAAGCAAGCTTCTCTCCGGCGCGCTTCTGGCGGCCACCGGCCCTATCGGCTGGATCAGCTACTTCTTTGGCAAAAAGTATGGCAAAAAGTCCTCGTCTTCGTCCGCTGCGGCAGAAAGCGCCTCGTCTGGCGCGCCGAGCTATCTGGACATTCAGGACGCCTACTGGTACGGCAACGAGCGGGCTTTTGCGGGCTACGACTACCGCAGCGACCCCTTTACCTACAACCCCAACAACAATGCCGTCCCCAAGTATCAGGCGGAGATACAGGCTCAGCTTGCAAAGCTGAGCACCGTAGTGGAGCAGTATCTGCCCGACGTGGCAAATCAGCAGATCGTGCTGGATGACGGCACCATCGTGGGTGCTCTCGCCCCCGGAATGAACGACCAGCTGGGCCATATCCAGATGCTTGCAGAAAGGGGAAACTGAGATGTACGAGATTTTTGCATATCCCTACGGCGACCCCGAAAACAAGCTGACCGTCTATCAGCCGGGCAACCGGCAGGCTGTGGTGCTGTCGCCCAAGCTTACCCGCGAGGTGAGCAAGGGCGGCAGCCTTACTTTTACCATGCTGCGCACCCACCCCTGCTATGAATCCATGCAGAAGATGTCCACTGCTGTGGCGGTGCATCAGGACGGCAAGGAGATATGGCGAGGACGGGTGCTCAGCCACGAAGCCGACTGGCTCAACCGCCGAGTCATCTACTGCGAGGGAGCTCTCAGCTATTTCAACGACAGCTGCATTACCCCCTTTAATTACGAGGGCAAGCTGAGGGATTTTTTGGAATACCTCATCAAAGCCCACAACTCCCAGATCTCCGGCGGCGACGGCTACGAAGAGCAGACCAGCTACGACAAGATGAAAAAGTTTGAGCTGGGCAGGGTGACTGCCGCCCTCGGCGGCCTCGTGGTGAGCTACGGCGACCGCAACCAGTACGGCGTGGGCGAGGACTACGGCAGCACCTGGGACATCATCAGCAAAATGGTGCTCAAGACCTACGGCGGCTACGCTTACTGCACCTATAACTCCACCACCGGCATGAACGTGCTCAACTACTGCGACCAGGCATACGAGGCTGACCGGCAGACCGCCCAGAACATCGAATATGGCGTGAATCTGCTGGATTTTACCGAGAAGACCGACACCAACGACCTTTTTACCCGCATCTGGCCGATGGGCAACAAGCACACCGTTGAAGAGACCAAGACCCAATGGAAGTACAAATTCCTCTGGTTTAAGTGGGGCTCGACTACCGTGACGACCGGCACCCACGAAGAGCGCTACGGCATCAACGGCACGAGCCAGAGCGCCGTTGACAAGTACCTCCCGAAGAAGGGTTACAGCTGGAATCGGGAATACGGGTGGATACAGAACGACGAGGCCGTAAAAAAGTTTGGCGTGGTCTCCAAAATCAGGGAGTTTGACACGGACAGCAGCGACGCCACCTTTGCCGCCGCGGTGCAGGACCTGGAAAAAAACGACCTCATGACCATGAGCTATGAGGTCAAGGCCGTTGACCTTGTGGACGCGGGCTATGATACCGAGCGGCTGACCTTTGCCAGCTTTGCCCATATCATCAGCAAGCCCCACAGCATCGACGTGATCATGCTCTGCACCAAGCTGGTGGAGCCGCTCGACCACCCGGAGAAGAAGGAGTACACCTTTGGTATGACCCGGCGCACCCTCACTGACCGGGCCGTGGCAAATCTGGGCGTGACCAACGAGCTCTCAGAAAAGACGGCATCCACCAGCCGGTATGCAGGTGCAACGCAGATAGACACCACACAGGCGGGCAAGACGGCCAGCGATTTCATCGACTATGCCCCCGCCTCCGGCATGACCGTCGGCCACGCCAGCATCACGGCCAACATCCATTTCGGGACGGACGGCCTGACCTTCTCCGGTGTGAAAAACGGCACTGAACTGCAAAGCTGGTCTGGCTCCACCTTTGCGGCCCAGACCACGAGCGTAGACCTCTCCGGCTATGCGGCGGTGCTGCTCACCTACGACGGCGACGCCGCGGCG